TTACTTCCCTTCCTTTGAAGGGAATAGTAACAACACCAAGTGAAGCAGAAGGCATTGAAGCACTTTTAATGAGTAACGCCTCATCGCCGGTGATCGTTAAACCGCTGCTCGATGTAACTTGGTATAGATTAGGTCTGATACCTTGACCGAACTTTGTTGTAAATTGTCCTAATGATGCCATGAGCATATCTCCTTTGTTCTAAGTATGTATCAACCTTCTGAGAAGAATGATCCAGAATTGTTTGCGATGAAGTTGAGTTTGACGAACTGAACGCTCTTAGTTGGTTGTATAAAGATATCACATACAAATTCACCTCTATCTACAACTGAGCCTGGGTTATTGGTTTCATCACATACAATTCTATAATTTTCGATACCTCTTCCATTCTGAACATCGCGGAGAACTGGATCAATCTGGTTCACGAAACTACGTCTAGTGAACGCATCGTTCTGCTCGAAGAGAATGAAGTTTGCTGATGTAGCAAAGGACTTCTCTAGGACGTTGAACAAACGACGGACATTGATTCTATCGAAGGCACTTGGTTTAGTCTGGAGAGTTTTGTCTCCCCATAGAACTGTACCAGAGCCAGGGAATGCTACGACATTATTGATTCCAGCAGAGTAGATGAGATCTCTCAGTCCCTTGGATGGGTTGAATGCTAGTTTGTTGACATTTAGAATGTTTCCTCTAGCATAACCACCTGGCGAGAACCAAGCACCGAAGTCAGTTTCTGTTCTTGCGATAAGTCCAGCAATGTCACCGTTTAGCGGAAGCCATCTAGTAACACCATTGTAACTGTCGTTCTGCTGCTTCCAGTTACCATCCATTGCAGCGTATGAAGTATCTCTATTGAGAGTAGCATTTCTGTAATTTATGATTGACTGTCCAGTTACTTCTGTAAGCAACGACTTATTAATAAGGGCTGCTCCAGTAGAACTCTGGGCTCCGGCTACTGGAGCAGAGATGACTGCCATACAATCTTTACGAGTGTTTGCTAGATCGACGACATGTTTGTTGAGAGCATCATCTGCGTCTCCTGCGATGAGAATACTCACATCAGCAACATCAGGATCGTTAAAGTAGGTTGTCCAAGCAGCCCTAATAAGCGATGAATCTGCGGGAGGAGTACCGTAAGCACCACCAAGAAGAGTATATGTGAATGGACTAGTAATACCTTTTCTTGCGGTTGTGAGTGTCACCTTTGTGTCAAGGGGTGTTCTTGCGAAGTTAGTTTTACTTACAGCAAGAGTACCAGTTGCGTCAAGGTCAGCAGATGAAACTGTGACATCTAAACCGAGAGTGAATCCCATTGCGCCAGTGGCACCACTAACAAATCCGTTGGGGATGTTTCCACCAGAACTACCAAAGAAACTCTGGAACTCTCCGACATTAGCATCAATCTTGATGTAGTCAGAATTTTGAAGAACATACTTGTAGTAAAGGGCGCTTCCGTTATCATCAACTGCGTTAATGATTTGACTCATTCCTTCAAAGACTTCAAGAACTGAACCACTTGGTCCGTATGTTCCTCTTCGATCGATGACTGCGAGTGACATTTCGTCCATGGTCGCGCCGAAACGGGCAGCATAAGACGAAGTTTGTGGTCTAAAAGAGAAGGGATCTGTGACTGTTCCTGCGGTATATCCCATACCAGCAGATACTACTTGAATCTCAAGAGCGCCATTAACCTGTGCGCCTTCGTCCTTACTTCTAAAGGTGAAGAAAGTTAGGGCATTTGGCGCAGGAAAACTTGCGGTCAAACCAGCAGAACCAGAAGTTGCTCCTACTGATGGAACATTTACGACGGTAAGATTGTTACCATATTGTAGAAAGTTGAAACAAGTCCACCAATCAGAGCCATAACGCTCCACGCTTGGTGTACCAAAAGTTTCCTGAAGTTCCTTAACACTACTGATAAGGGTTCTTACGTTTACTGGCCCCTTGTCGAAACGACCGACAAAGGCAGCAGGTGTTGTAGCGACAAGTGATACGATACCAGAGAAATCTCTTTCGGTAACGCTAACACTGGGACTTAAAGTAAATGCCATTTTCTATCTCCTTAGATACGCTTCGTATTCTCTTTATTTATACTTTTATGTATTTAGGAATACTACCACTTAGTATCATCTTTGTCAGAAAACCAACGATCTTTTCCGTCCCAAACACCATCTTCTTTAGTACCAGTATCAATAAAACCAAAAGGAGACATATCATCTTCCAATTGATCAATCTCGTCCTGATAAATATCAGTTCTAACATCGATGTTCGTTAGATTCTTAAAGTAATCCTGCCTTGTTAACCACCCAAATAAAACCAAACACATAACCAAGTCATCGTTGTGTCCATCATCTGCCTCATATGACTGCTTTTTTGCCACGAACGTGGTGAGTTCGTTCACGATATCTTGATCTTCTACTATCATCTTGTCTTCTTCTAACAGACTCTTGAGAACAGAACAGCCTAGTTTCTTTACAACTTGAGAAGTCCTAACACCAAATTGAACTCCACTCTTACCGAAACCACCACTAATGGTTTGACCTTTTCTGCCTTGATGGGATGTCATCAATACGTTTTCATATTCAAGATCAGAGTATAAAACATCTGCTACTTGTCCACCAATATCATTAATCTCTACAAGGCAGAAAGCATTATTAAACTGCTCTGCTAGTCTCTTAATCACGGTTGGATACACCATTGGAGAAATAAGGTTGTTTCTATACTTCGCTACAACTTTATATGGGGGGTCTGTGATATCTATAACACAGAACGCACTGTAGTCCTTTCCCTGTCCTCTGGAGGTATCCACAGTGATGACATAGGTATGTCCTTCGATTGGATCATCATAGATGGCAAGTCCATCTGAATTTTGAATCTTTGGTTTTACCCAAGCCAAGGAATGAATTTTATGTGATGATATAAGAGTATTTGTGGAACCAATAAAGTCACATTCAAACTCTGACTGGAATTGTTGTTCGCTAGTATTTGCAACCGTTTCTGTTCTCCACTTTTCGTCTCGAAGAGGCCCGCCTGGATATAAAGGAACATCTGACCAATGGACCTCAATAGGAATGTATTCATTCTTGCCTGGTTCTCCAACTGGTTTGATCGCGTGCTTCCAATAGTGGTAGAACATATTCAAACCATTTGGTGTCGATACCATCAACACCTTGGTATTCTGTCCAGATGTTACCGTAGGATATACCGAACTAAAGAAGTCTTCGGCAATGTTATTTGGAACGTGAGCAAATTCGTCTAGGAAAATCATATTAAACGAACCACCACGAATGGCAGACGATGACGTAGCAGACGCAAGAACTTTGGATCCATTCTCTAATAGAATCGAACCCTTATTCCATTCTTGAATGCCTTGCTGTAACCATAGGGGTAGATATTCATAAGCAAGTCTTAAACGAGATAGAATTTCACGGGCAGTTGCTTGCTTATTGGCGAGAATACCAACAGTCATTGACTGGTTAAACAAAATATAATGTAAGATATACGCAACAATAGTTGTTGACTTACCACTCTGTCTAGGTAGTTTTGCAATTACGAACCTATTGTTATGGACTTTAGTTATGATATCTTCTTGATAATCATATAATTCAAATGGAATTAAACCTTCATCTAGAGATACAACCTTCACATACTTCTTGATAAAGTAGTTCGGGTCTTGGGCGCACTTCATATATTCAGTGACTTGATGTTTGGTGAAGTTCTGCTCACGCCCAGACTCTTTGAGGTTTGGGTTTCCTAGATATCCAGTTTTCTTATCTGTCATCCTTTGGTTCTTCCACTATTTCATTAATAACCTTCTTGGTGCTTCTACCGGCATTGATCAGATTTTGAAGTTCTGATGTCGATCCAATAAATATTGAGTTATTAGTTGTTTCATTATTTTCAACTTTGGTGACTTCTACATCTTTGACTTTCTTATGAATGTCAATGAGATCCTTATTCACATCAGCAACAGTCTTAATGAGTTGAGCAACCACTTCATATGCTCGCGGAT